ATATTCAATAATCCGTGGTATATGGCCAAAGCTGTTGTATCCTCTAACCCTTCTAAGTTGCCAGGCTCTTTATCACTAGTGGTACAAGACTCGGTGACATATCTCTTTAACACGAAGAAATCAGGGTCCTTCTTCAAGAGGCGGGAAGATATGGAAGTGTCTATTACACATGCGAATCCGTACGTTAAAGAGGTTGGAGTAAAAGTTGTGAGAGTTCCTTATACTAACAAACCTAAGAAGTGGGGTATTGGCTTACAAGCCGGCTACACTATTATTCCAATACCTCAACCTTACATTGGTATTGGTGTTACAAGAACATTTATACGATTCTAATATGCTACTCATTGACATTGCCCAAGGCTGGATGAACGCTACGAAGAAAGACCTATCACCAGAGCTTAGGCTCATGGTTAAAGAGCGTGCTACTAAGTGCGATACCTGCCCTAATAAGCTAGAGATGAATGCCAAGCTAGGTCAAGTGATTGGCAATATCACTAACCACGATCCAAATTCTCCCTATTACTGTGGTGCTTGTGGCTGTCCACTAGTGTCTTTACTCTCAGCACCAGATGCTAAGTGTAAGGCAGACAAGTGGGGACCACACACTGCTGAAAGTTACTTTTAAACTATACACTATGTCTACAGTTAAACTAGACCCAATCACGCTGGAGCGGATTGACCTGATTCATCCAAAGCTTAGAGCTGAACTCCATAACATCTACAAGGAAATCTGTGAAAGATTATCCGGTAGTGCTATGTGCAGATTCGCTTATACACTAAGAACATTCACTGAGCAGGATGCACTCTTTGCCCAAGGTCGTACAAAGCCTGGCAAGATAGTTACCAAAGCTCGTGCTGGACGTTCCTACCACAACTACGGCTTAGCTGTAGATATTGTATTACTGAAAGACAAGGATGGCAATGGCACCTATGAGTCAGCATCTTGGGAAACCAATGTAGACTTTGATGGTGATGGTGTTGCTGACTGGCAAGAAGTGGTACAAGTGTTTAAGGAATACGGATGGTCTTGGGGCGGTGACTGGACCAGATTTCCTGACATGCCACACTTTGAAAAGCCACTAGGGCGTACAGTTGCTGGACTGGAGCAGCAGTACAAAGCCCGCAATTTCTTACAAGGAACTACCTACGTATCTTTGTAAGAGTATCATAACTGAGCCTAATGAAAAAGGGGGGCACTTGGCCTCCCTTTCTTATTGTGTAACTGTTGTAGATACTAATCTAATAAACTCACCAGGTTTCGGTTTACTCAGTAGCTCTGTCTGACTCCTGAATATCTCTAACGCCTCTTCTCTTTCATCTTCGTTGTAATACGCTTCTGCCATGAAATCCTCCATAGCTCCTCTATGCTGATAGAATAATGATGCCAGTCTAAGATCCATTTCTACTACGTATGGAAATCCATTGGTATCAGTCTGTACTAAACAACTGAGTCCAGAGTGGTTTACTATAAGTGTCTTTAACTTTTCTGAGAACTCTGTGTATCTACCCTCTCTATATTTCTGAGCATCTTCTTTAAACTCCACTGGTATTTCTAGACAGTAACAGTTTACTGGCTGTCCATTCAGTGTAATCCTCAAAGGTCTAAGTCCACACATTCTAGCAGGTAATGCACTGTGACGTTCTACAACTACGAGTATCAAGGAACAGTCCTCCGAGACATACGTGTTCAGAAAGCCGTTAGACTGAAAATCCTTCAAGCACACACCACAAGCTGGTAGAATAAACCACGAACTCAAGTGATGCTTGTACAATTCTTCAATGTATTGTGTCATATAAACGGATTTGCAGTATCTGCAACAGAAACACTCACTTCTGTAGACTCGAAGTCTACATCAAGAGCTTCTTGGTATTCTAAGTAGTACGCATGATATGGAGTCATCATGGTAACGGTATCAATAGTCTGTCTGAAGAATATGCTACCCATTTTCTGCCCAAAATGTCTTCTGTAAGCTCCTAGAATAGCACCTATAGGATCCATTCCTGCTTCATTCAGTAACTTCTCTGCTTTCACAGTACCCATACCTGGAATACCAAGTATTCTATCGGTAGTATCTCCAATGATAAGCTGCAGATTGCGGTAGTATAGTGCCTTGTCTTCAGTGATGGTTTCGATTCCTGTAGAATCTCCCTTACACTTGAAGTATTGACCAGGCACTTGTTTCATATCCTTATCAGGAGAACACACTACGTACTCAGTACCATTAAATCTACACTTCCAAGCCCAGTAGCAAATAAGGTCATCTGCCTCTAGGCCTTCTACAGTATACTGCTCGTAGGTCTTATCACTTCTAAGGATAGATTCTACCATCTTAGTAAGTGCAGATTTAACCGGTCGTCCACCTTTGTATTCATCCAATTCGTATACATCATATCGAAACACTGGAGTAAGTGAAGAATAGGCAAGTCTTACGTGACTGCACCCAGTCTCCACTACAATCCAGGATACGATACTCTGAAGTTTATCCAATACCCTAACCATGATTTGCTCTTCAGGCAACTGCTCTGCAGTCTGTTCGTGTGTAACACCCAGCTCTACAGTTAAGTGATGCCCAATCACATAAATCATAAAGTCAGCGTCAATCAATGCTATCTTCATAGTACGGTTTAATAGGGTAATCCTAATGTCGATAATTCTTTCTTCACCTCTTCCTGAGTTTCTTCAGGAAGATGCGGTAACACCTTCTGTAACACCTGAGCAGCTCTCCAGTGAGCCAACAATTCAATGTGATCATCAATGCTCATGATAGCAAACTGACCCACCTCTTTGAACAGCTTACCAGCTTTCTTAGTCTTACGATGCCATATCACTTTACGGGTACCAGGAAAACTGGTCATAGATTCTAGTATCTGAGCATAGTTCAGATTGTCTACAGTCGTCTTTGTCTGTATCGAATCTGTCATCATACCTCTCAGATGTTCATCACTGTTCACTAAATCAATTTTATCCTTGTGGTCTCTCGCTCTGTTAGCGTAGCGAGAGGTTACCACATGAGGATAAATAGATCGGGATTTGAGTTTGTTTACGCAGTCTCTTTCCCAAGTGTTTCCTGCCCTTATGTTGCTTCTTGCCATAGGGCTAAGTTACTTTACTTTAAAATACTAGCCTGATTCTTTCTGTGTTCATAGAGTTCAGCAGCCTTCTCAGCAGCCATCTTCTCCTTGTTTACAGTTTCCTCAACCATTAATGCAAACTCAGCATCAGTCATCGCAGCATAACCTGCACTATGATATACACTTCTGTTTACACCTTTGAAATCGCTAGCAACAAAGTACTGCTTACACACCAAGGCACCATCTCCACCTGCAGAACTGAATCCACCAATATGCATAGGATCTACAAACACGTTGTGTGTTGCAGTACCACTGCTTTGATAGCTACGGATGTAATCCAAGTTACCTACGTGTAAGCCAGGACCACCAGTACGGTTTGTACTTACCTGAGACCAGTTTTCTAGTGAATGGATACAACCAACTTTGATGATGTGTCCCTTGTGGTCAAAGCCACCGTTAAGCGCCTTACAAGTGAACTCATCTCCACGCTTACCCATAATAGCAGGCTCAAACACTAAGTCTTCAACGTACTCAGGAGTCTTCATCTTCTTAAGACCAGTGAACTCATCTACTTCAAAGTCGTAGCGGTCTACTTCCTCTACAGCACCTTTCTCACCCTTCACAAATTTCTTAGTTACCTCTCTGCTCACTTTGTAGGTACACAAGAGACCTTCAGTAGTGATTGGAGTTTGGTAACCAGTAGCCATTTCATTGGCCTTCTCTTCACTGAAGCCTTTCTTATCCACTAATTCCTTAACCACTTTAGGGTCAGTGTATGTAGTGTTGATGTATCCTACGAACGCTCTATCTCTCTGAGAAGAACGTGCTAAAGGATTCCTCAACCATCTTACCCAACACTTAACGATTGGAGTAATATCCAATTGCTTCTCTACCATAGTGATCATTCTGTCCACTAAGGCTTGAGGAATAGCTACATCACTTACTGCATTGTTGTAGCGTAGAAAGTATTGGTTGCGAACTGGGTCCTGAATGATGAAAGGGCTTTTGGTCTCCACGATGGCTCCATAAGTCTCCTTTGTCATAGGCCTGAATTCCTCAACAATATCTCTTAACTGGTCAAAAGATGTAGCACTTTGTGCCTTTTCTTCTAACGCTTTCATTGCATCATAGCGCTCCTTAGTGAAGGATACACCATAATGCTCTCCGTTTACATGTCCGGTGATGTTGTCACCGATGACGTTAATTGTGAACATCATGCTCATTGGTATTTATATTTAATGATTCTGAAATAGGTGGGAACGCTTCATCAGGAGTAGATGGGTTATTATCAAAGTCGCTTATGGAGAAATCACCCATAGTAGTTTGCTCTCCAAGTCTAAGCACTTCTTTACCTTCTGAATTGTAGACTACAACTCCTGGTGTAGAAATTACTACCGGTGGAGTAACCATCTGCATATACTTACGTACAGCATCTTCTAACTCATTGTTGAGACAAAGAGTGTTACAAGCTTTGCTGTCCATAGCATACCTGAAAGAGGTAGTTACAATATCTCCTACAAGTGCAGGAATGGCATTGAGGAACTGATAAGGCTCACACCAGTCTAACAACTCCTCGAACTGGTTCACTAACGCAAGGTCAGCTCCGTGTGCTTGTTGTACTTGACTGTTACCAAATAGGTTCTTAGCAGTATCTGCTATCACCTCGGGTGCAGCGCCAGATGCTACCAACTTTTGGAATTGGAAGATACTGTTACAGTGATCAACCAATGCCTCAGCTTCACCAGGTTGCCATGCCTTGAATCCTTGATTAGAGATATTGTCTATAGGTACATAGTGCATACTCACAAACTGCTCCAATTTCTTATAGAGTTGGTGTCTCTCCATGTCTATACCTTGGAAGTTGTTTAGAAATCTACACTTGTAGAACTTCTCCTGAATAATACGTGCCGTATTCCAGTTAATAAGTGCATTACTCATACTGATTTTGTTGTTTCTAAGCTCTGCAAAGAACAGGCTTAAGTGTTTGAATCGTTTAAGGCTCTTCACGGACTTTTGTGAAGCACGGATAACGGTAATGTCTTTGTCATCTAGCAAAGTTATTCCTGACTTATACATGTGGTTATTACCAGACCTCTTGAACCAGTCCTCATACTTCTCTTGAAAAGTATTAAGAGACATAATCCTGTGGTTCATGTTGATAGAATGGCTCTTATCATGTGTATACACAGACTCTAAGTCTATCTTATCACTACTTCTTTTCTGGTTGTGTAAGATACCCTTAGTTAGCCAAGCTACCTTAGCATACAACACTTCATCCTCTTCATTGTGATTGATGTAGTATACCTCAGGAGATTCAAACCTGTCTAAGTCTGCTTTGTCTACATCATAGAAAGCCCAGTTACCAACCATTGGCTGAGAAGCTATAAGCTTAAGATGATCGGGATAGTAGTACACTCCAGGTTGAAAGAAACTTACTCGTAGTAGATTATCAGGCCTACCTCTTGTAGCTTTCACTGCTGATATATCTTCTCCTTCGTCTGTTGCAGCTTCCAACAAATCCTCTTCTGCATCACTATAATTGTCAGGTACTTCCACAGACTCGTATACAATAAAGCTACTCTCGTACTTAGAATCAACAAGACTGGCAGACACCATAGAGAATATAGCCTCCATGTACTCCTTACTCACCGGCAACTTAGTTTCTGATTCTGTATACCACGCATAGTTGTAAGCATGGTCTACGTGTTCAATAATGTAGAAAGGGCCATACTGATCAAACAGATACTTGTCTCTCTTGTTACTGCTAGCACCAGGTTCTTGCTTAATAAAGAACTTAGAATTCTCATTGAAAGCAGATGCCGATGACTTAGTTCTAGTAACCTTCAAGACTTTGTTACCTGCTTTCTCTTTCTCTTCTACAGTAATCATCCTCATTGCAAACGCATTAAGAATATCCCTGAGATAAAGCTTGTTGTTATCGTATGTAGTGAAGTAGAATTCTACTTCCTTCATGTTGGCAATCTCCTTCAGCCTCACGAGAATGTTCCTGTCCTTATCACTCTTCAGATATCTACTCACGTCAGTCAACTGAGCAACTGTAAACATCCAGTCTACGAAGTTCTCTGTGTTAATAGAGCTGTTCAACATCCTTGTAGCAATATCACTTACTTTCTTGTAAGTGTTAAGGACTGCATTCCTGGTGTTATCATCCCATATTAGAGACTCACGTGAAGGGTTGATAGTCACTTCCTCGGGATTCACCTTAATACCAATGTTACCATAACGCTCTTCCATCTCCAACTCTCTGAAGTCAATGTAACCATAATTCACCTTGTTGATGAGCATGTGTGGTTTCTTGTAGACCTCATTATCACTAAGGATAATGCTGTCATCTTCATAGAGTATTTCTGCCTTATGGTCAATATACTGCTTTACACCACTCTCAGTGATAAGTGAAAGAGAAATATTGGGGAAGTACATCATCTGGTTCTTCACTGCATCTATGTAATACTGCTTTTTGTGCTTCTTACACTCAATGCTTAGTGTTAACCCATTCTTCTCTGTAGTAGGCTCGTAGTGGAACTTGTATTTTACTCCTCTCACTTCAATCTCTACATAGGGGTTCTCTTTTCCAGTCTCCAAATTGTGAGGTGGAATGATAGGTTGATAGGTATGATCAAACACTTGGAATAACATCTTCATTCCATTGTACCTATTCTCAACAGTGTATGAAGTGATACCAGTACTAAGTGCAGACTTAGCACCGATACCGTATTTACCAAGTGTGTTCTTGTTGTTTCTCTTAGTGGAGAATCCTAGACTGAAATAACCTGCTAGTCGAATGCCCATTAGACCAACACCAAAGTCCTTGATAGTAAGTAAGTCTCTTTGACCTTCTCTCTCAAGATAAGTGATTTGGACATTGTTATCCGTAGCTAGCCAGTTCTCATCATAGTACGCAGGATTCCACTTGCTGTCTTTATACAGAGAGCCTTCACGCTCTACATAGAAATCTTCAGCCTTTGCTTGGCCTCTGAGTATCTTAAGTGCGTTGTTCTTCTCTGTTACAGCATCTAGTGCATTGGAGACAAGCTCTCTTACAGCACTTCTTTCAGGGTATTGATACTGATACTTCTGCACCATATCACTCATGAGCTCGTAAGCTCCATCGTCTATGATTTTAGGTATAGTACCATTACCCATTATTTGCTGTTCCTGGTTGTAAATCGCCATATTTACCTGTGTTGTAAATGAATGTTAATACACTAGTTTCTACTCTTGTCTCTCCAATCTGTATAGTAAGGCTACAATCCCCCACCTCAGCAGCATCTATCTCAACATTTATCCTATTCACTACTCCTGCATACCCTTTAGAGGTACCAGGCTTAGTAAATAATACGAACTTGCGGAAATAGCGTTCTTCTAGGTATTGTAAGATTGCTAGCCTATTTAGTGGGAGTTCAGGTATCCCCATATCGTCTCGTTTAACAGCTGAGCTGTCTTCTCTGCTCCAAAGCGCTTACAGTAGTCACTTGGGTCTTTAGGGTCATTGGTAGCAGGACTACCAGGGCAAGTGAAATGCTTGAGATCCGGATAGTATTTCTCTACACCAGTCTTCCCATCATTGTCTTGCCAAGTAACAATGTACTTGTACCTTTCTTTAGCCATCTTCATGAACTCTTCAGGTAAAGGCACATCTTCACCACGTGATGCCACTGCTTCATAGCCAAAAGATGCAAAGGTCATCACATCCTTGTAAGCCTTAGTAATAACCAGCAAGTCACTAGTGTAAGTGAGTTGCTCAAAGCCTGGTACGTACAGCTCTAGCCAGTTGTTTCTGAATTTACGTTTCTTATCCTCAAAGGGGCGATAGAGTTGATATCTATCCCAGATGCGATAAGCATAGCAGGGACTGTTAGGGTAGTTAGGTATGCTCTGTGTCTTGGTCATCCAAAAGCAACTCACTGCGTAAGTATTGTATCGCTGCAATATCTCTCTATTGATGTTGAATTGTGACCAGTACGATAAGTCCTTAACCGTGAAAGGTCTTGACTTAATAGCTATTTGCCAATCTACTCTAGCTGCTGCTACAGCTTTTATCACTTTCTCCTTCTTCTCCGGAAAGCTGCCAAGTTTGAAATCATCCTTGATGTGATTGAATACAGACTGAAGGTCAGTGTATCCAAACAGCATTGCCACTAAATCAAATACATCTCCTGATATTCCTGATGTACCATCACTGTTGATGTGAGCATGGTCCTTCCACATAAACTCTACATCTCTACGATGGCGTGAATAAAAAACCCCGAAAGACGGAGTATCATCTCCATCTCTCAGGGGTGAAGGATAAGACCTTCCACGAACATCAGGTTCGTATTCAAGATAATGTGCGTACAAAGTGTATTCATCAACCATTCTCAGCAAGGAATCCTTGTTGGAACACATGGCGAGCATTACATCTTCGTAGAACATAAGCTTTAGGGTTTAGCGCTGACCAAATGGACTAGCATCAGTAGACATTGGTGGAGCTGCAGGTGTAGCATCAGCAGCAGCTTGTGTGGTTGGTGTACCATCGTTCAAGCCGTTCTTGATTTCATACGCACTGAACTTCACCTTAGACTGCTCAACAGGGATTAGCATAGACTCCATGAAAGGATCTGTGCTAATATATCTTGCTCCAGGAATAGTACCGTAGTGTTTTTCCTTAGACTGTCTAATCAACTTCAATCTCACTGCATGCTCATCCTTATCCAAGAATGGAGTGATACCTGAAATGAATGCATTAAAGATATTGGTGCTCACAATGTCCATTCTGTCTTGGTCTAGTAGCAAGTCTTCAAATGAAGCTGCTCCTTGAGCCTTGTAAATCTCCATGCTGAAGTTAGTGTTCATGTACACATTTGCATAGAGAGCAGCAATGTCGTCAGAAGTGATGAAGCAAGATAAGATGTGCTTACACTTATTCATTGTCTCAATCAAGTCGTTGTTAGACATGCTCACACGCTCAGCTCTTGTTCTAGCATCGCCATTGGTCTTGGTGGCCTTAGGCACAAGTAACTTTAAGATGGTAAGACTGGTAGAAGAAGCAACGTCGATTGCTTGACCAGCAGATGCCATTGCAAATGGATCATCAGCCGAAGCCTGTTCGTTTCCTTTCTGTCTCACTTCAATCTTCAAGTAACCTTTGTCAGCAATAGCTGCTGACTTCAATACTACGTTTTCGTTAATACCTACTTGTATCATAATCTGTAATTGTCTTGGGGAAGGGATCAAATATAAGAGGAAAGTGGCACTTTGTCAAGTAACCACTTTCCTTTCTGTAACCTAGTGGCTATCAGCTTATTAGCTCAATGACTCTGCAGTAAGCACTGGGCTTGCTTCAGTTACCTGTCCACCCATTGCTGCGGCAAATGCATCATTAGATGCAGGCTCTTGCTGATTAGCAGTTGTAGCAGGTTCAGTGGCTTTAGTGTCGCTGTCTAAAGAGCCAGTAGGCTGATCATCATTAGCAGGAATCAATACAAATACAGACACTTTCTCTCTACGCACGTAAGACAATTCACCTGCCTTATCACCCTTCTTCAACTTCTTAGGGATATTGTAGATTTCAGAACCATTGATATTCTTGATTGGATCACCAAATACCAATAGGTCGATGTAACCTTCAGCGTTAGGTATAACATCATAGCTAGTGTTTAACATCTTCAATAACTCTTTACCAAAGGTGTTGCTGCCTTGCTCCATTACAGAGGTAACAGGATCACCAACCTTGGCACCTTCAGGAATATCGCCATTGGCTTTATCCTTGGCAGTGTAGTAGTTGCAAGATGCAAACAAGTCAATCTTTCCTTCACTTCTCTTCACAGGTACAATACCCACTAAGTTTGGTCCCTGAATTGCAGGGTAATCTGCAGTGTGGAATACGTCAAAACCTAAACCACCTGGCTCATCTGTCCACTTACCTGAAGCTTCATCAAAAGCTCTTGCAGTGAACTCTAAACCCCACTTCTGTACTAGAGCTTGACTTGGGTATACAGAACCGTCCTTCCAGATACGGATATCTGCCGTCGTAGGATTCCACTCCTTACGAGGGCCTCCACTTGCTCTTTTGTTTGCTACTACTGGTGGTTCAACAGCTGTAAGCTGTCCTAACATTGATGCGAATTTGTTCATAACTGAGTTTTTGTGACTAATGATTATAAGAGGAGTAGACTATTAGTCTATGTAAATCTTACTCCAATCGGCTGGACCTATTAAGCCGGCAAGGTGTTGACATCTGCTTCCCATAGTACTGTTCACATCCTTGGACTGAAAGGACATGTAGAGTTTCTGATCTGTAGGATTTCGGTACAGGTAGCCTATCGCATCCATGTTCGCACACACGATGGTTGAGAGCTTACCAGACAGAGATATATCCTTCACAGTAGACATCGCACCTTCTTTTTCTGACAGATACTTATCCTTCACGTGAGTGACGATAATAACTCTCTTACAATAGGTAGCAATCAGGTTTACTACTCGTACGAACTCGTTACGGAGCATACCGTAGCCAAGACCGTGAGATAAATCTGTAATGCTTTTAAGAGAGGTTTTTTGCTCTGGACTGCAGAGCTTACTTTCTTTGTACTTCGCTAAAGCTGAAGCGTCACACATTTCCTCTAGTGCATCACCAGTATCAATGGTAATGTAATCGTAGATGAAAGGGCTCTTTCCTGCTTTGTGAAGTTCTGTTCCCTGAGCAAGTATCTCAGCGCATACTGCTTCAATACCAGCAATGCTACTGATATTAATCTTCATCGCATTGATGTAAGCAGTACCCTCTTCAAGGTCCAGTATGAGGTTGTTTGGTAAATCCGCACAGAAGGTAGTTTTACCTACTTTGGGTACACCATACAACAGCAACTTCCTTGGAGAGAAAGCACTTGGAGCTACAGGCTCTCTTGGGAGAATAACTTTTGACATTCGTCTAAGGCTTTTAAGGTGGGAGAATAAAGTTCAGTGACAAACGGATTACGGTCTTTGGAAGCCTCAGGTATATACTCGAAGGAACCTGCAAAAGGATCCATCAAGTAGCTGACCATCTTGTTAGCTGGTCCATATCTATTCTTCATCAGTACTGCAGCAATGTAGTAGCTCTTGAAGAAAGTGATATCTATACCGAAGAAATCCTCAAGACTGAATTGATAAGGACTCACTAGACCAATCACTACATCAGCATCACGATAGGTGTATTTGCTATCACCAAAGTCTAGCTTTTGAGGTAGAATAATACTAGCACCTTTAGT